CACTTGTTCCAGATGAGCCACTTGTTCCATCAGTACCACTTGTTCCAGATGAACCACTTGTTCCTGAACTTCCGCTTGTACCTGATGAACCGCTTGTTCCAGATGAGCCACTTGTTCCAGATGAGCCACTTGTTCCAGATGAGCCACTTGTTCCATCAGTACCACTTGTTCCAGATGAACCACTTGTTCCTGAACTTCCGCTTGTTCCAGATGAACCACTTGTTCCTGAACTTCCGCTTGTTCCAGATGAACCACTTGTTCCTGAACTTCCGCTTGTTCCAGATGAACCACTTGTACCTGATGAACCGCTTGTTCCAGATGAGCCACTTGTTCCAGATGAGCCACTTGTTCCTGAACTTCCACTTGTACCTGAACTTCCGCTTGTTCCTGAACTTCCGCTTGTTCCAGATGAGCCACTTGTTCCTGATGAGCCACTTGTTCCTGAACTTCCGCTTGTACCTGATGAACCGCTTGTACCTGATGAGCCACTTGTTCCTGAACTTCCACTTGTTCCTGAACTTCCACTTGTACCTGAACTTCCGCTTGTTCCAGATGAGCCACTTGTACCTGATGAGCCACTTGTTCCTGAACTTCCACTTGTTCCTGAACTTCCACTTGTTCCTGAACTTCCACTTGTTCCTGAACTTCCGCTTGTTCCAGATGAGCCACTTGTACCTGATGAGCCACTTGTACCTGATGAGCCACTTGTTCCTGAACTTCCACTTGTTCCTGAACTTCCACTTGTTCCTGAACTTCCACTTGTTCCTGAACTTCCACTTGTTCCTGAACTTCCGCTTGTTCCAGATGAACCACTTGTACCTGATGAACCGCTTGTTCCAGATGAGCCACTTGTACCTGATGAACCACTTGTTCCTGAACTTCCACTTGTTCCAGAACTTCCACTTGTACCTGAACTTCCGCTTGTTCCAGATGAACCGCTTGTTCCAGATGAACCACTTGTTCCTGAACTTCCGCTTGTACCTGAACTTCCACTTGTTCCAGAACTTCCACTTGTACCTGAACTTCCGCTTGTTCCAGATGAACCGCTTGTTCCAGATGAACCACTTGTTCCTGAACTTCCGCTTGTACCTGATGAACCACTTGTTCCTGAACTTCCACTTGTTCCAGATGAACCACTTGTTCCTGAACTTCCACTTGTTCCTGAACTTCCACTTGTTCCTGAACTTCCACTTGTTCCTGATGAACCACTTGTTCCTGAACTTCCGCTTGTACCTGAACTTCCACTTGTTCCTGAACTTCCACTTGTTCCTGAACTTCCACTTGTTCCTGATGAGCCACTTGTTCCTGAACTTCCGCTTGTACCTGATGAACCACTTGTACCTGAACTTCCACTTGTTCCTGAACTTCCACTTGTTCCTGATGAGCCACTTGTTCCAGATGAACCACTTGTTCCTGAACTTCCACTTGTTCCTGAACTTCCACTTGTTCCTGATGAGCCACTTGTTCCTGAACTTCCACTTGTTCCAGATGAGCCACTTGTTCCTGAACTTCCGCTTGTTCCAGATGAGCCACTTGTTCCTGATGAACCACTTGTTCCTGAACTTCCGCTTGTTCCATTTTGACCAGCAAGAATATCAAATGTTAATAAACTACTTCCAATTGTTATCTCATCTGTTGTTGTTAAATAAAATGTTTTACCAGAATATGTTAATCCTGATAATACCAAAACCTCAACACCAGTATAAACATCGTCACTGATATTAAAATCATAATCACGGCTTAATAATTCTGATGTTTCTAATTTGTATATTCCATTATTTTGTGGCGAATTTTGTTGCCACACCAGTATTCTATCATTAACATCAATATTAATCCCATCAATTGATGTTGGTGTTGTTGCTCCAGATAGTACTATATGACCTGTTGTTGCAACAATACACGGCCTTTTCTTCGTTGTTGAAATGGCCTGACCATAAATATTTAATCTAGTTGGCATATTATTATTTTTTTACTTATACATAAATACTTTAAGGTTTTAAAAAAAACCTAAAATATAAAATTATTATATACTTTATAAAAAAAACATATATACTAAAACACTTACTTTATAAAAAATAGTATTCTATATCTTTAAATATTATTCTCCTAACCATATTGCTTGAAACCAAGACCTAGTTACTTCTTGTGTTCTTGCATTTGCATTAGAACCATTATTAATAATATTTACATAGTCAGTTGAGCCATTTAGATATAAAATTTTTCTTACTTGTTGTATTATTGAAGATATTGAACCCGCTATTCCTATAGTACTGCCATTTTTTTGTATTCCCATATTAGCTTCTCCATTTCTATAGACATCATAACTAGCCGCAATTTCCCAATAACCTGCTTTTAGTGGTGTAAAGGTATAAGTTGAAGTATTAAACCATGCACTTGATACATTTACACTATTATTCACAATACTATATCTACAAGTATCATTAGTAAAACTACCTGGTAAAGTATAAACAACGTCTGCATATGCTTCAAGTAAATAAAGTGCTACACTTGTTCCAGATGAACCACTTGTTCCAGATGTACCGCTACTCCCAGATGAACCACTTGTCCCTGATGAGCCACTAGAACCTGAAATACCACTTGTTCCTCCTATTGCACCAGTAGATGTTAAAACAAATGAATAATTACTATTCCCTTCTGTATAATATGTAACATTTTTTGATGAACCTTGTTGATTATTAAGATATATTCTAACAATCATCCTATTAGTTGGATTGATTGTTGTTGTTGGTAAAGTTATATCAACATTTGCCTCAACTGGTGTTGACCCATCTAACCAATTTATAAGACTAACATTTGATGTTATTATTGGTCCAATTGTTTGTCCACTAAAATTAGCCAATTGTATCTCAACATAAACATCCATCAAATCATTTTGATTTGTTTTTAAGAAATGTAAATGAAATTTTTGTGTCCCACCTGGTATTACAGAAAAACCTAATTCAGGCGTTATATAATCTGAAACTAATGTCCCTGTTGAATTACCTGGAACTAATATAACAACACTTTGTTGTGGTGTGTCAAGTGGAGTAATTGATAGGGCTTTATACCCATTAACATCTGAATTTTGGCTTTCATTGAAATAATAAACTTGACCTGCACTTATACCTTGTAACCCACTACTACCTGACGTACCACTTGTTCCTGACGTGCCTGATGTTCCATCTATACCTGATGTTCCGCTGCTTCCAGATGAACCACTTGTCCCATCTATACCTGATGTTCCGCTGCTTCCAGATGAACCACTTGTTCCCTCTGTGCCTGATGTTCCTGAACTGCCAGATGAACCACTTGTTCCAGATGTTCCATTACTCCCACTTGTACCTGATGTACCATTAACACCAATAACAACACCACCATATATCTTTAATATACAATTTGGTGTTGGTGGTGGATTAGCATTATTGATTACTAAAGTTGTACCTGACAATATGGTATAATCTACATCATATTGTTGCAATTGCCCATTATAAAAAAATAAATGATTACCTATATCAACAGATTCAGATATTGTAAATGTTCTATTAGAATTATTCTGAACTCCTGTTATTTCTAATTCAGTTAATGGATTACCAGATGAACCACTTGTTCCAGATGAACCACTTGAACCACTTGTTCCAGATGTTCCAGATGTTCCATTAAAACCAATAACAACACTACCATATATCTTTAATATACAATTTGGTGTTGGTGGCGGATTAGCATTATCAATTACTAAAGTTGTGCCTGATAATATGGTATAATCTACACCATATTGTTGCAATTGCCCATTATAAAAAAATAAATGATTACTTATATCAACAGATTCAGATATTGTAAATGTTCTATTAGAATTATTCTGAACTCCTGTTATTTCTAATTCAGTTAATGGATCACCAGATGAGCCACTTGTTCCAGATGTTCCTGCTAAACCACCAGATGTACCACTTGTTCCAGATGTCCCCGTTGTTCCCCCACTAATACTAATGCTAAACCCTGATATTGGTATTGTATTCCCTGAACTATCATATAAATATAATGTGGTATCTCCTGAACTATATGTTCCACCTGTGATATAAATCTCTGGATTGAACTCAACCCATCTTGCATCCCCTCTTGTTACTCCACTTATGCCTTCAATGGTTGACCCTGTCCAAGCATTTAACAATAATTTACCTTCATCTGTATTATCATATATCTGATAACCAAAATCAATATTTACAACAGAACCAACATTTATAGCATTATTAAATAATGTTTCATAGTTTGGTATTTGGTATTGATATGTCTTATTATTCTCATAAACATAAGCAATCATACCAAGTTTTCTCCTTCCAGAAGAAATCCCATCTGAATATAAATTGACTACATTTGGAAAATTGTTTGGTGCATTATAACTAAAATCAATGGGAATGGTATTTCCTGAATATAATATTGTCCCTGTTGCACCACTTGGTATGTTAAAATTTAAATCACTTAATTTAAAAACCTCGTAAAAACCACCAACTTGGAATGAACTAAAATTGCTTCCGGTATTTGAATCTGTCCTAACTGAATTTGGCCCAGATAGTACAACTGATGATTTAGGATTTTTATAATTAAAACTCATTAACTAATTTATTATTTTTTATAAATATATAAAATTACATTTTAACCATAACTTAAATGGTTGTAAATGTTATTCTATTTGTTGGTGTTGAAATTAAATTGGTGTAGGAGTTGGTGTTGGAGTTAATGTGTTTGTTGGTGTAGGAGTTGCTGTATTTGTTGGCGTCTTTGTGTTAGTAGGAGTAATTGTCCTTGTTGGGGTAGGGGTTTTAGTTTGAGTCATAGTTATAGTTGGTGTTGGTGTTAATGTATTTGTTGGTGTTGGAGTTGGTGATGGGCATATTGTTGAACCAGTAATAACCCCAACTGAATCAGTTGAATAGCAATATCCGTTTATGCTAAAATTCTTTGCCCCATTCCAACTGCTATCGTCATTGTTTATACATGATTGAAAATCAATATAATATTTCTGACCATTTGCACCATTAAATGTTGTTGTTTTTCCACATATTCTGGTATTTGCAACCTCCCTACAAACATCATAACAAGATAATACTGATGGGGTTGACGGATCCAAATAAACATCAAAACAATTGCAACCATTTAAATCTGGTATTAAGGAATTTCCCTTAAAATATATTTTGTTATCATTATTTAATCTGAAATTTGTATTGCTAAATGTTGTATATATATGATAATAATTTTGTGGAATTGTGAAGCCACTATATATTACCGTTAATTCTGCATATAATAAATTTGTATTAACCGGGACTAATGATGTTGAATCCCCATATTCATTAACCCCAATGTTGCTAACAAGATTTCTATTTGTGTCCATATTTGGTATAACCCAAGTATACCAAGAATAACCTGTTGTCAAATATGCTGGAACTTCATGCGTCTTGAATAAATAAGCTTGAATTAAATTACCATATTCATCAAATCCACCACTATTTTGGCGTATCTTTGTTGTTCTTACTTGTGGTGCATTTGCTCCCCAACCTGAAAAGGATATATACCTATTAATCTGGTCATTAAATGTTGCTGCACTTATTGATGGAGCAATACCATTTGAAAATCCCCTAAATAAACTACCACCAGATGACATCCAAGAATTGAACTCCACATTCATACTAACTGGCTCAATAAATAAATAAGCCTCATACTCTTCCGGTGTTGTTGGGGTAACTGTTGGAGTTATGGTTGGTGTTGGAGTATTTGTCTTTGTTGGGGTATTTGTTGGTGTTGGAGTGTTTGTTGATGTTACAGATGGTGTTGGCGTCTGTGTTGGCGTCTTTGTTGGCGTCTGTGTTATAGATGGTGTTATACTTGGGGTTGGTGTTATAGATGGTGTTGGAGTTGGGGTTGTGCATAAAATCTCAAGAGTTATTCCAGCCAAAAATTGCTCTCTTGTTATATTGCTATATATTGGCTCACTATCAATTGTATCAATATAAAAATTAAATGGACCTTTTGAGTGAGATGAGGGATTTAATTGTAAGAAATACCTTGAACAAGCAGTAACCCCTGTTATCTCATTCTCTATGCTATTCTCACATATTGGATCAATATTTACTACAATTAATTTATATGTTGCCATTTAACAATCTATTATTTTAAAATAACTACAAGAATTTATATCTTTTATGGTAACAATAACTTGATTTGACCCAGAAAATCTATTGGGGACATCAATGGTAAGTGGTAATATTCCAGTATTTGTTATTGTTGTAATATAAGTTTCATAATTCCTATTTATGTCTGATATATAAATACCAAATGGTGGAGTTCCTATTATAGATGTTAATGTTATTTTATTATTTGATGAGGCAATTGGAATATACCCTGGAGTTGAAGATGGGGTTGGAGTTGGAGTTGGAGTAATTGATGTAATATCAGTTATACTATAAACAATATCACAATTAATATAACAATTTAATTTCTTTGTTGTTCTGCATCCTTCACTATCCTCAATAATAATGGTAACTTGGGGAGCTGAATTAAATATAATAGGTAATTCATATGTTATATCAACCACCAAAGGTAATGTTGTTACTTGACCCAGATAGTTTTCATTCCCCCCAAATGCATCAGATACATATATATTTAAAGGAGTTGCCCCACTTATACTTGAAATAATAATGTTTGTCATAATTTACAAGATATATCATAATCTATTTTCAATTTTATGGTTAATACTTGTGAGGTTATACTATCTCCTGGTTCTGCTATGATGTTTATTGTATTTGTTATTAAGTCATAAGACACACTCTGTATTCCTGGGATTCCAAGTAATCCTTTTAGGGTATTACCAGCCAACAAATCAACTATGGATTCTGCATAAACCGAATCTGTTGGAACATCTGTTCTTGTATATCCTGTGTAGAATGTATTTCCACTTGTGATACCACTTGGTTCTAACGTATATTCTGTTGTGAAGATTGCTGAGTTTAAATTACATTTTGGATCGATTATAGTGGTTGATCCACTAAACTCCATATTCACCAAATCACTAAAGCCCTCATTCAAGAAATCTAATAATCCAAATTTATTTATTGAATTTATCCCAAATACTTTTGAATCAACAATGTATGTTTGATACGACTTTACTGTACTAAAACAACTTATACTTACATCTCTGGTTAATGAACAACCATTATTATCCACAATTGTTAATGAATAATCACCACTAGTTAACCCAGTTGCTGATATTGATTGTGGATTACCAGATACATTACTTGACCAAGTGTATGTAAAAGGTGGCAACCCATCAGTTATCAAAGCTGTTATTGTACCATCATTACCATTCACACATGATGTTGGATATAATGAAAAATCCAAATAATTACTTGTGGGTATTGTTAATACTTTTATCTGCTCACAACCAGTTGAATCAATAACTCTTAAAGTCTTATTCCCATCTCTTAAATTTGTAAAAGTATATCCTGTTAAATTTGTATCTAAAATGCTATTTACATCATCCAAATAAAAATCGTATGGGGGTGTGCCCCCTGTTGTAATATATGCAAAAAGAGTACCATTGTTTGAATTACAAGTTGTCCCAGTTAATGAATAATTTAATTCAAATTTATCTTCAGCAATAATTGTCACTTCTTCATCATAGTAACAACCTGAAGAATCTTGCATATAAACTGTATATGTACCAGTTCCTAAATTGGTAAATAAATAATTTGTTGAAGTTGTGGTATTTGTTATTGTATCCCCACTTGGTTGAATTAACCCATAAGTATATGGTCCAGTTCCCCCCAATATATTAATTGATATAATCCCATTAGATGAGCCACATAATGAATTTGTTCCAATAAATTCAACGCTTGAAACAGAATTTTCACTAACTAAACTTGTTGTAATATCAAGTGAACATAATGCACCATCTATAACCCTTATGTCATAAGTACCAGATGTTAATCCAGTAATCACAATGTTATTACTATATGTTATATCATAAAATCCTGTACTTGCTGAAAAATAATATGGCGCAGTACCTCCACTAATGGTAACGTCTAAAGAACCTGTTGCAGTAAAGCATGATGGTTGTGTGGGAATTATCTGTAATAATCCCATAGATTCTGCCTCTTCAACTATAATTATTTTGGTGTTAACACAGCCTTGACCATCTGTAACACTAACAGAATAAGAATCTGTGGGTAAATTTGTGATTGTATTCCCAGTTGCTCCATTGTTCCAAAAATAACTATAAGGCCCAGGATTTGTTTGACCTGTTATGTATATTGCACCTGTTGATCCAGTAAAGCAAGGTGAATTTTTAACAATAAAATAACCATAATCAAATGATGTGGAATTTTTTATTATAAAATTTTCTGTTTTTGCTGTACAACCCCCAATATCTTCAACATAAATATAATAAGTGTCTGCACTTAAATTTTCAAAAATAATTTCCTCCGAATTAAAAATATTGTTTGATATTAAGGTATTTCCACTAGTATATAAATAACAATCTGTTGTTGAAAATAGAGATGTTGTTGTTCCAGTTACTGAACCATTTGAATCCCCACATGTTGAATTGATTGTTGACAATATTGAGGTACAAACTCCACTAGATATTGGAATATTTAAATAAAATTCTAAATTATCTGGAGCAGTTGAATCATTCACTCTAACCCCATAAGTTGTTGCTGATAAACTTGTAATTAATACTGGTTCAGTTATTGTTATATAAGGGGTACTATCAATATATGGATTAATAAATTCAATACTATAAGGTGGCGTTCCTCCACTTAATTCAAGAAGTATTGCACCAGAATTTGTATTAGTGCAGTCGCCTGTTAAACTCAAAAAATAATCAAATGCTGCCATTATTCGCAAATTAAAGTTATATCAATACCAACGTTTATCACCAATGTACTATCATATGTATTTTCATTGTTGCAAGCAAAATCAACAAAAGTAACATTGTTATTGTTTGGTAAAGAATAATTTATATCATATTTGGTCACCCCTTCTAATCCTGTTAAAACTGCTGAATTCCAAGCAGAACTAGTAGGAACATCATCACTACCCAAACCATTATAAAACTCAACTTTGGATACTATTGTATTATTTAATATTATTTCAACATACCAAGTTGTCAATACATTATCACTAGAACATGTATCACTAAAATCAAGTTTTGCCTCTGAAATACTATCACCCAAAATATCATTAAATGATTTTGATGGATAAACTAGAAGATTAATATTATTTTTATCGCATATATCTTTAAATATTGGTGAAGTGATATACTCGTCTCCATCTGCAATTGATGTTAAACCAAATACCACAACACCATTGCCTGTTGTTATCACTTGTGGTGATGTTCCTCCAGTTATACTAAATCTTTTATATGCATATTTTTGTCTATGAAATGGTGAATTCTCATATTTAACACCCCCCATCCATAATGTTGTTGCTGGAATCATTTGTTCAACAAGATTAATCCAATTTGGGTTAATCCCATTCACATATTCAATTAATTTATCATAAGTATATTGATTGGTATCAATATTATTAGTTATCTTTGCTTCAATATATTTCCAAAATATGGATTGTAATACTGGATATCCCCCGGTTTTACCATCTGTGATGTATAACCTATTCCTAACATTAATCATATCATTTGCAAAAGTTTGAGCAAATTCAAAAAATGATTTTAATTATGGTTGAATCTGTTCCCCCAGTTGTAGGATAAGGATATGTTAATCCAGATTGCGGAATTGGGTAATCCTTTTCTCTTGATTGAACCCATATATCATAAAGCAATCCTTGTGCTGGATTTAAAAATAAACTAACATTTTTTACATTTAACAATAATCTCTCATCTGGTAAAGTATAATAAGCATTATAATCCCCATCAGATGAATTTCTTAATAATAAATTAGAACTATTCCAAGATTTTTTATTATCAATAACTTTCTCCAAACTAAACCCCTCATCAATGTATGGAAATTTCCTTAACCTATCCAAATATTTTTCACCATACGTTAATTTCTCAAATTCAACCCCATAAGTTATTTCAGTCCCAACTTGCCTTCTGGTATTAACTTGTAAACTTCTATGTTCAGGAGTTAATTGATACCAACCTGCCCCCATCTGAAAGAAAAAATCATCTGTTTCTTTTATCTGTGGATAACCTGTTGTCACATCAAGGGGGTAATTAACTTTAGTGGTATTTACAATTCTGGTATTTGCTGTAAATGCACTATATGTTCTACCTGAAAGTGGATATGTTGTACTTAATACAATTGGATCATTATCAATATATGACCCAGTATTAATTTTAACTAATTCAGAATTAAATTTATCTAAATTTATTTTTTGGTCAGCCAAATAAATATGTTCATTAAATTCTATTAATGCATCTGGTATGCCAAATAATTTAAGAATAAACTCAATGGATTTTCTTGTCCCCTTGGATTTGAAAAGGTAAAATGAATTTATAACCAAATTTCTATAAAAAGAATAGTTTAATTCTAATGGAGTTTGTGAACGATTATATGCTGGAAATTTAAAATCACTATTATTTCCAAATAAAGATTCAACTAAAGTCTGATCCGTTATAAATTGGAAATTCTCTGCCCAACCTAATGTATTTGCCAAATTTGATAATAATTGTGATGGTATATCATTTTTTGGGGTATAATTAACAGAATTCATAAAAGCAAGAGAATCAATAAACTTCTTAACTTCATCAAAACTTCTACCATATATCTGTAAAACACTTTCAACCCTTCTGTCAAATGTATCAAATTCTTTCAAAGAGTCTGAAACCAAAAATCTTGAAATTAAATTTGTCCTAACACTATCAAAGTATTCTGCAATTTCTTGTAATTCATTTATATAATTGGTGAAACTTGAACTTGAAATGTCAATATTCCAAATACCATCTAATGGAAATGTAATATCCCTATTATATACCAAAAATTCCCCATTGATATTTTCTTCTGGGACTTGTAAAGTCATAGTATATTTTGGTATGGATATGGTATTTAGCATATATTGCTCAATCTCATCAAAATCAGTTTTTAATACCAAATTATACAAATAATCATTTGGCTTGATGATATAAGAATCAACTGATTGAGAACCCCCAGAAAATGGATTACCTTCAACAATAATCTTTAACACCCCAGTATTAAGATTATTTGATTTATCCAAATTTAACAAGGGATAATTTACCCCATTTAATTGCAAATCATAATCCAAATAAAATTTTGATAAATTTCTATATTCTGAAATAGCAATTTCCCTAGATTTTATATTAGTTTCAGCATTTTTAGAAAAATCAATTCCAAATGGGTTATATATTTTTTCAATATTTATATCAAATTCAGTTTCATTTAAAACTTGGTCATATAAAATATTTGTTGCTGTATATCCTGTACTAAAATTAATATCATATAAATTTATATCAATTGATGCTGGATAATAATTTATTATTTTTGTTATAGATACTGAAAATCTTTTTGCCAATGATCCATATAAGGTAAACCCCATAACTTGGGTCAAATCATAGTTGGGGTAAACATTTAATTCCTTTGAAACTAATTCCCTAAAACTACTATTATTATCAATACTTAAAGATTCAAGAGTTATTGGATTACTAAATGAATTAACATATAAAGTAATAGGGGCATCATCTGTTATGGATGACCTAAACTCAAAAGTTCCAAGCGTTAACCCCCCTCCTTCAGTAACTTGAAGTCCAACAATATTATCAAAAACTCCAACCCCACTACCAGGTGAATCTGTTATAATTATTTTTGGCATTATTCTAGTATATTATCTAAATTTTTACTTATGTCAACATCATCCCCCCTATCTTGTCTAACTTCATATAATAAATTAGTAAATTGGTTTCTAACTTCAAATAAATTATATTGTTTGTAAATATTATTTGCTGTATCATATAAAGTATAGATACCATCTTCAACTGATTTAGTTTGGTTGCCAAATAAACCAATTGCCAATGTGGATATATCATGTTCAACCATTTCAATTTCAAGCGTTGTGGGGTTGAAATAACTATTTGTTATAATAATTTCTTGATTTGGCTGCCCAATAAATGGAACTGCATTGGTTTTGTTTGAAGGTGAACTACTTGGTGATAATGTTAAAAACACCAAATTAGTGTCATTATCAACATATCTATATCTAATTGATTTTACACTAGTATTTACTTCATTTGTCACTATGGGTTCACAAAAAAAAGATGATGTAACTATTCTAAAGAAATTTGGAACTTTTTGTTTATTATTTAAATATTCAACACGATACCCAACCAACTCTTGGGGTGATGCAAATTTATTTCTAAAGTCTGCTGGAACATTATCCAAATTGATAACAATCCCCTTAACATTAGGAAGAGCACTTAACACCCCACAATCAGTAATTTTTGTTCTAATTTGTGCTGGTCTTAAATAAACAGTATAATAACCCAATGCATTAAATTCTGTTGCTGGTAATGTTAACTTATATAAACCCCCCAATAATTCAACATTATTTGCATCCTCAAAATAAGGGGTCAAAATATCAGTTGCTGATAATTTTTTTTGCACAATTGTTTCACTCTGATCCCTGGTTGGGGAGTAAACCATTATAATCTCAACATCTTCAGGATTTACATCACTAGGTCTAACCGTGCCATATGTACCAATTGCCATAATTTTTTTTTATATTAATATAAATAGTTTATTCTTTATTTATTTGTTAAATTAAAATATCCATATCCATATTTTTCCATATCTAACAAAGTTCTCACCTCACCAAGTCTTTGAACTCTTTCATATCCAGAATTTTTCCCCCTCTCAATAAAAACATTTGAAAAAATTTGAACATCAGAAACGCTCTTCATTAATAAATCATTTTTAACAATTGGACTTGGGTATATTGGCTCTTTTTTAATATTTGTTTTAAATATTGTTATTCCATTTTGATAATCAATATAATCAATATTGCTAATGGTATATGCTGTGAAAATGGTTTCTTTAATTTCTGTTAATTTTCCCTCAAAACCATTTTTATTTACCAACTTACCAACTTTAAATTCATCTTTACCATAAATAGCCAAATCATTTAATCTTGATTTTGTATAACCAGACACATCAACTGAACTAACATCATTGTATGAATATTTTTTTAATCCAGTATCCCCTGTGAAGATATAATCATAATTTATATTAGTATTCTTCCAAGGACCAGCATTTGGTATATATGATGTTGTGCCAAATGGATTTGATATGGTAGCTAATTTAAATGGTTTTTTTATTGTCTTACTGACAATGTTTGAACCAAAATTATTTCTTTGTGTTAATGTTAAAGTAAATTCCCCATCTGATTTGGTATAAGTATGGCACAATTTAGGAGATATCATTTGTTCAATTTGCCCATCACCCCAATCTATCAAATAAGTAGAATCCAATGTTGATGTCTTAACTATTGAGGTATTTGAAACACAAATTCTACTATCATTTTCCCCAGAAAATACAAAGTTTGTTGCAACATCTTTTTGTGTTATTGCACCATCAAATTCTGAATAATACCCCATATCAACAATATCTTGCGTTAACAAAATAGGAATTGTTAATCCTGTTAATGTTGATGCCCCATTTGTCCCACCTGATAAAATATTTGTCATACCAGTATAAACGCCAATTGTCTTACCACTATAATCAAAGTATTTAATTAATGATGATACCGACTCAGGGGATATTTTAATTTTATATATCATTTTCTGCTTATATATTCATACCATAAAATTGGTGATCCAGAAATACCAATCCTATTATCTTTTTTAATATCAAAATATTCATATGTCTTATTATCATAATCCAATTTTAATTTATAATGAAAATCAAAAACTTCATTTAAATTATATCTATCACTCAAATTTGAATCCCCTTGGCAAATATTTGACATTCTTTTAACCATTCCAGTTTTACCATTGAAAAATGTTGCACTAACATAAAAAGTATCAAGATTAAATATTGTCTTATCCCTTAACCAATAAATATAAAAACCCTCTGTATTAATGTCGTGATCCAAATAATACTCTGGAATTATTAAATTATTTGATTGAATTCCATTGCTGGCTTGTAATATAGTTGTAAAATATAATTTTTGCGATTTACTAAAAGGGGTGTCATAATAATCTAATTTGAAAAATGAATTATTAAAACTATTTGTATTAAATCTTACATCATTTTCAATATATCCATTATTTGGGGTCAAATACGTTGTCTTCCAATTTATATTATTGGTAATATCAATTCCTTGTAAAAAATTAAATTTTATATTTAAACTATAATCTGTTGCCATTATATTAATTTTTTATACATCTAACCGAATACCCATTGTTTTTATCATCACATTGGAAATCCAAATTATTATTATTATATTTTAATTGAATTATTTTGGCAAAATTAACAATACATCCAGTTGTTGTATTAGTCCAAAAAGTACCCGTTTCCCCAAAGAAATTAAAATTACCATTATACACTCTTCTACCTGCTGGATAACCACTAAATCCACTAGTATTTGTTGCCCCATCATTTGGGCTATCCCACCATACAACTCCTTCTGTTTTCATCTTCCCACCTGAAATACTATTACCCCCCAGATATGTGGATAAAGTTGCATAGTCAGCCAATGTGGGAACTCTATACTCGGTTGGACATAGATTAGTTGTTGCATAAAAATTATACAAATACCCAAAACAATTATCAATATTATTATTATTATATGCACAATAAGCACCAATTGTTAAATTACTCCAAGTTGTACTATTAGTTACATTTGGAATATCAGCACCATTATTATACCTTGTTGTTCTTAAATTTTCTGTAAACCAAGTTTGTGTTCCAATGGTAGCTGTACCATAATAATTCCCATCCAAATCTGTAACATAAGTTGTACCAGAACAAGTATTGACACTTATCAAAACACCACTTGAATTAATATTGAATACCGTACCCTTTGTACTGCTAACATACCAACCTTCAGGTAATATCTCATAACCAGTATCTGTCCCAATGTAAATAATATCATTAATCTCTATTCTCTGTGGAGTTCTTTGGTTTGTCACATATAACTTATCACAATCCCCCACACAAGTTGTTGGTATTGTTGTGCAAAATATTGAATTACAAGCATCACCACTAGTTGCATGATTAAACCAACTTGAACATCCACTACCAGGTGTTGGCGCATATACGTTAAATTCACTCATATTAATTTGAATTACAATTTTGATTGAATACTATTAGATTATTTGATGAATAATATCTTAATTCCGTTGCTGATGGTGTTGGCGTCATTGTTGGAGTTGTTGTATTTGTTGGTGTTATTGAAGTTGTTGGTGTTATGGTTGGTGTTATTGATGGTGTTATTGAAGTTGTTGGTGTTATAGTTGGTGTTATTGATGGGGTTGGTGTAAATGTTGGTGTAGCAGATGCTGATGGTTGTATAGTTGGTGTAACTGATGGTGTTGGTGTATATGTTGGTGTTGTCGTATTGGTTGGTGTTACAGTAGAGGTCATAGTTGGGGTTGGTGTTGGGGTTGGTGTTGGTGTTGGCGATGCTGACACTGGAATTGGAGGAAAATATCCCTTATGTTGAAATCTAACTATCTCGTAATCTATCTTATCATTTATTGCATTGCTAATTATTGTATCTTCATATTGTTCAATAACATCATCTTGACCTAAATTTTCCACATTAATACTAACAGGAATGCTTATGGTTAAATCATTAACATTTGGTAATCTTAATTTATATTTATTCACACTCATCAATAATAGGTTTTACAACAACACCGCTCCCATCATTTAATAATGAATTAAAATCATACCCAGAAGTATCTGGTATTAATTTGAATATTACATCTGAAAATGGATAAAATGTATCATTAACATATGGGTAATTAACCCCATTTGAATTCTCATCAAAAAAACCAACACTATAAATATCTCTCCACCTAAATTGGGCATCAAATTTTGAATAGAATGCATAGCTTGGGATGTTATCTTTTGATGTTAAACCAACTGATTCAACATAATTTGAAAATACCTTTAATGTCATTCTATTATGTGGCTTATAATAATATCCTGACTTATTATTATCATAACCAGCAACCCTAAAAACACTTTCATTATGTTTTATTTTATAATAAAAATCTGAAATAACAATCTCCTCTTGATTATATTCATTATATTCACAAAAATCACCATCAAATTCATTGGGGGGATTGTAATAATAAAAATTTGATTTTGCGTCATCTGAATATGATATTGCCATAATATTGCTATTGGATAATGTGTTACTATCATCCCACCAATCACTAACTGACTCACTTCTATTAAAATCCCAGCCTTGTTTCATTGGTTTATTTTTTGATGCAAAAAACCCAGAATACCCTTTAAATAAAATTGTTAAATATAATTCAGTTAAAGGTCTGTTTCTATTATCAACAATTCCTTCAATATCAATTTCATCCTGTATGGTAAAATTATATGATTTATTTGAACCTATTCTTTTTGTTGGGAATTTATTATTATTATCATCATAACTTAATGTTTCTATCCCATCATAAATACCAGATTGAAATCCTGCTTTTGTGGCAACAACTCTATCACCCCCTTTTATAACTTTGTGTTTTCTAATATAATATTTTGAAATGGTTTCACCGCTATTGGCACTATTTGTAACACGCCTTAATGTTCCATATACATTTCCTTTTATTTTATCATTAATGTTAATGATGTTAATTATAGTCTTTTCAGAATTAAAAGAACCATCACCAAATGATAATATATTATGCAAAGATTCATTATTACCAATTTTAATCATCACACTCTCCCCTAAATTCAAATTATGATTTAATCCACAAATAATTTTTGTCACATTAAAACCATTAATTGTTATATTTTCAGAAACAAATGGAATGCCATCACCAGCAACCCATTCAAAATCTTTTCCCTTAAAACCAATATTTAATATCTTTTTATTATCTTCAGAAGATGGATAAGTTAAATAATAATTCCAATTATATGTAAATGCACTAATGCTTTCAAAACCAAAAGCAGTTGTTGTTTTTGGTCTAAAAAAATCAAACTCATAAGATTGTAATAACCCCTTTCTAACATTTTTAGATTGAATGATTAATGAAGATTTTAATGGATAAATTAATTCATCTTCATATTTGGTTGTTGTTGTTCCAGAATATATATTATTATATAAATAACTTATGTTATAAACTGGTCGTATCTTAAATGATGCACTCTTCTCCTTCTCATACAATTCCTTTAAATCTATGTTAACACTTCTATCAAATTCAATTAATTCTTTGGATGAATTAACAAGGTCAACTGATATTTGTGAATCAATTTCATCCCCAATCTTATTTCTATAAATGCTTGGTACTATAATATAGTTATTCATTCAAATATTTTGTTTTAAATTTATCCAAAGATGAAAATCCTTTCTTTATTCCAAAATAAAAATGAAATGGTGCACCAACAACAAATTTTGTATTTTCTTGTTTAGTTTTATTATATTTACCATTTATATCAGAATATATATAACCCCTATGTGAATTATATGCTATATCTGAATTGTCTGAAACAAAATAATCTGTGCTATCATATTCACTAAACTTTGCTGTATCATTATTTCTGGGTTTAATTCTTTCAAGAGATTGATACTTTTTTGCAACAATATCAACTTTTTGTGTTCCCCAATTATTCTTGTCTGTTCCAAAAATGCTATTAGAATTTTCTGCCAATTCCCAAGAATAAAATGGAACCTCTTGTGATCTAATATCAAAATATCTTGGGATTAATGAATTTGTAATACTATCTCTAAAACCAATCCTACCAGGTGATATATAATCTTTATAGGTTAAATCATCTTGCAATGATGAATAAAATACCCCCATATAATTTCTACCCTTTTCTCTAAAAATTAAAGATGGTGAATTATTATTGGTGAAAGAATAAAATTCTGATGAAAACTTCACAACGCCAAATTCTGAATTAATAGACATTAATTGTGCCAAATCACCATCTACCTTTTTACCATTTCTACTAAAAAATGAATTTATTGTTATATTAGTATTCTTATTAAGATTTTTCAATATACTAGAATCCAAAACCCTACTCATAACAAACATGTTAATTAAATCAGAATTATCTGAATAACTTGTATAATTTATTTGATTTACCATATATCCATAAGTATCAAATCCCCTTGACCCAATTAATAACTTATTTTTAATACCCAAATTAATTATGGTTGTTGGATACATTAAATTATAATAATTTAACTTGTTTGCAATATAATTATTCTGGTTGCCAACAAATTGCCCCATAGTTGTTCCACTATAATAAGGGGAACTTCTATAATAAAAGTTTGAAGTTGTATTATCATAATAAACAATATCCTTGCAATATTGTGGATTATTTCTATATGCACCAATAGTGTTTGATTTAAATGATGGCATAAACAAAGATCCATTAACCCAGTTATTAACAAATGTTTCTGATACAATACCTCTACATAAACCATAATTTAATTTAAACCTAAAAGCCCATTCACGGAATGCATCAATGTCTGGCAATAAATCAAGTATAGGTCGTCTAACTAATTGGTAACAACCATCCTTAATATATATAGATTGTCTTTTAGTTGACTTACATTTTTCAGTTATAGATAATGTTTCTGAATCATTTTTATTTTCATAACAAGATAGGGGAACTAAATCTTTACAAGAATTAAATGATGTATTTACACTTGCATACCCTGGTAGCCCCTCTAAATCATTTGCCAAAATATCAGCATCAAAACCAGCATTAATATATAAGGGTGAATTTTCTCCTGTTGATTTTTTAGGATATTTATATATTGTAAAAGAGTTATTTTGTTGTAATATACCAACCCCATTACTATACCAATTTTTACCATCTAAACCATCTGATGTTGGTAGCCTATCTGTTCTTAAAATAATTTTGTTACTATTAGAATGAGATAACTTTCTATTCTTTAATTCTAAATGCGAACTATATGAATAGTATAACATGAAATTATCAAATTCAAATGGATTAATATCATATTTATTATTTGCCACAACATCACCTTTACCAACCATATATGTACCACCATTAAAATCCAATTTTGAATTGCTATATTTTGAATCAATCCATTGGATAGGGGTCTTCTTTGGATAATCCTTTTCCCTCCCCGCACGTTCACTATTGACAATAAAAAAATTATTATCAGAATCAATAGGTTCAGCACTTACCCAATTTTTTATATACTTAATTAATGTAGGAATAAGGCCTAATTTAATAATAAAAGGTTTAGTTATTGGTGAATTACGACCAAATATACCAGAATAATATGAAACAGAATCTGATTCATATGGTCTAAATTCAATTCCTGGTTGAAAACTGTAAGATTCAAAGAAAATATCTTCTTGATTTGTTAATGTTTGTGTTGTTATAAAGTCTGATGAGTTACCTCCTTTACCTAAAAGCCTAATATTGCCAGCATATTCATTCAACTTTTGAATTGGTATATTTAATTTGGTAGCACTATTTATAATTATATTGCCAAATTCATATCCAAATATTTTACTCAAATCATACTTATTATCATATTCTGGAGAATATGGATCAACTCCTCTTTGTAATATTAAAACATATTGATTTTCAATACCATTGAAATATTGGATTGGGTTATCTACCACCAACTCATCCCCGGGTGTACCTTGACCACCAATTTTAACTCTAAGTACAGCAGGTGAAGTTAAAACACTAGGTAAATAACCTTTAGTATTTGTATCTGATAATTTTATATAATCTGAATATGTTATACCAGTAATAACTTGGAAATACTCAATATCCGAAGCATAATACGATGTGCTTGTTGCTCCTGTTATAAATGGTAATTTATATGTTTGACTACCTTCTGTATCTTGAGTATTTGCATATTTAACATTTATAATGTTATTTGTATTTGTTATTTTAGTTGTTCCATTAACTCCATATATAATCTCACCTTCAATTGTTGTTCCGGTGACCAAAAAATTAGGATCTTTTGATAATGAATTATTAACAAAACTTAATATATCCCCAGAATCAAAATAGGCTTCAGATAATAAAACAATTACATTGTCATAATGAAATTTATTTCTATTTTCAATAATATCATTAGCAAAAGTAACTTTAACCTTATTTTTTTCATAAAAATAATTCTCCCTTAAATTAAAATAATTAATTCTTTCACCAATAGGCAATGTTTCACTATATATACTAATTTTTTTATCAATTTGTATTAATTGAAATTCATCTGACCTAGGCATTTTAATATCTGTCTCACCAATTTTTTTAGGATTTATTCCAGATGAGTTGTCTGTCCTACCCCCAATTGATTGAGCAATAGTAAATAATAATAATGGCTTATCATCTTCATAATTAAAACTATCTTTATAATTTATATTATCACTAGTATTATTCTCAATAATATTACCCATTAATTTCCAATCAAAATTTTGTGATAACTTATCATAATATAATGTATAATTGGATACCTGAGATAATACTCCATTGTTTTGTATTCCACTACCTAAATCAACATCAACTTCTTCCATATCACAAATGCAAAACTCACAATTTGGGTAAGTTATATTTGGCAAATGAATTAATTTTAATTTTTTCTTAACTATTTTTTTAAAATTAATTGTCAAATAAACAAGTAAAAATAAAATTGGGCCTAATAGTAATAAATCTTTACTAATTTGGAATAATAAAAATGATGCAAATGTTGGTAATGTTGGTATAATCCCTGCTGAAAATAAAGCAACAGATATTGCATAATTTTTAATTACATTAGATATATAATTTTTAATGAAAAAACCCAAAAGTACAATTATTGCTGGTAATAATATTACAGCCATAAAATTCCACAAAAAAGAAATCAAATGATATCCAAATATTAATGGAATATTAATAAACTGAATAATTTGCAATATTATTGAAAATAAGTAATAAAACAAATCAAAGTTTTTCACACCATCATTAACTGGGTATTTATTTATTACTTGCTCACAACTTCTATCCCCAATTTCTTTAATTCCAATAAATTTGCCTTTATTTGTCCCACCCTGATATTGATCAACCAATCCAGAAACAGTATATACTTTATTATATTCAAATTCATAAAATGTATCTTCACAATTAATTGCAGCAATCTTGTTTGTATATTTTTTCCAATCAAGTCCAAAATAATATGAACCACTTTGTGCCTTTTTGGCTTCATCATTACTCCCAGAACTTGATGGATTACCACCCCCTTCTGTCCACCCATATTCTTTAATATTTGGCACCAAAAAATTGGCTTTTCTTGTTGTGTTTGTTAAACTAATAGAATCTTCCCATTTTATGTTAAATCTATATTTTCCCCTTGTTGGAATACCTATTGTTTCATCTTCTGTTATTTGCAAATTTCCATTCTCATCAGTTATGATATAATCCAAATTCATTGGCATTTCAACAACCCAAGTACCATCCCCATCAATAACTCTACCCCCATTATCCAATTCATAAAATTCAAGAATGGGCAAACCATCTGAATCAATACTTTTTGTTTGTCTAATTGATTGAATTAGTCCTGGACCAGTTTCAAGCAAACATAAATTCCCCAAAGATTCTTTAACCCCACAATTAAGTTTAACGCTATCTATGTTATTTGTTCCAAATATTGACCCAATAAAGATTGATGTTGGTTGAATATCAATACTAGCATCTGTTCTTAAATCAAAATCAACTCTATTAATTGTTGAATCACAAGTTTCTGGATCCCCCCAGAATGGCGAAACTTCTATCCCTTTAGATAATGAAACAATTTGTGGCAATGATTCCAAATCTGTTGATGCTTGAAATGAATTTCCCTTAAATTGACCCTCTGCTGCTCTGCCCATCCTTATCAAATCTTGGGGAGTTAATGAAAATGCCCCAATGTCAGATAAATCCAAATCCATAAAAACTGTATGTCCCCCAATTGGAACTCCAAATATCATATAATCACCACTATCATTTGTCTTTACAGTGAATTTATAATATTTCTCATAAACTTCAATATATTGGTTTTTTGCCAAAACATCATTCAATGATGGAAAATTACCTGTGGCAACATGACCTTCATAAGATGGTTCATATGGTAATAAATTATATCTATATCCCTCCTCATTTTTATCACCAATAGATTTATATGGGTAAATTGAGTTGATTAATGCATTATCTTCATCCTCTGTTGATAGTGGAATAAATACTGATACCCTAGCATTTGCCAATCCAAAACCATTATTTGCTGTAATCCTACCTGCAACAACCCCATAATTGGCACAATCCAATGTATAGATATCAGATTGTCTAACTTTAAATGATAAAATTTCAAGAAATTCAATATTTTGGTCTAACTGAAAATTAACAAAATTATCTTGTCCAATATTGGTTTTTATTCTATATGTATTTTGCATCAAGCCTTTTTTTAAGTAAATATTTTATTGTATATAATATAAAGACTAAACACGTAAAATAAATGAATTATCCTATTGTAACTCCTGAGTTTGTTTTAACACTAATCCTTATATCTCTCTCTGGATATCTAATGTGATATATTTCTGATGGTTGAGCAAAAATTATCTCATCAGTTGGAACCATCACTCTTGATGCCCCAGGAACCAATCTTGTTGTTGCAAAATCCCCAGAATAATCACCCCCAATCTCATTTTTAATTGTAAGATTTGAAATTGTCACAACCCCTGTCAATTTTTGAATATTACCTTTTAATTCAGATAAATTAATATCTTTACCCAATTGCATATTCTGTGGTGAGAAATAGGTGTTAATGGTAGATATGACAGATTCAACAATGCTTTTGGTGTCAAACCCTTGAACAACTATGATATTGGCATCAATACTAACATCAAGTATCTTTGCTGATGAAACAACAACATAGTCATTAATCATCCTATAATTTGAAACATAATTGGCAATGTTATCTGTTAAAAATCTTGAATTATCACTAATCAATTTCCCATTATTATCATATGACAAAACAAGAATTTGGATTTTATTATCAACTTCTTGAACTGAAACCTTTGCTGGTGCACCAAATTGTGGGGGCATATTTCTTATGATTGATTCATAATCTCTTATTGTTACCGCACGTTTTTGTGATGCAAAATTAAATGAAACAAAATTTCTAACTTCTTCAACACTTGGCAAACCAGCACCCCCAATTGCAGGGAAAGCATTGTTAACCCTCAATGAATTAATGACTGCTGATTGTTGTGATGGACTACCATTAGTAATAGAAAATGTATTAACACCAACTTGATTAATGGTGTTTGGCCCCAAATTTGTATTTAACCCACCCCCAACTCTATATTGAATAAATAAAGTTGTATTTGGCTTTAATGTTCTTCCTAATGAAAAATTATTTAAATAATTCTGCAATGTTGGAAATTGCCCTGTTGTTGTAAATTGATTCAATTGTTCCAATGCTGTATTAACCCCATTACCAAATGTAATTTTTTTATATCCTTCTGGAGTAAATTCTGATACAAATCTATTTTCTGTTTGAATATATTTACCAACTTTAATAGGGGAGGATCCCGTGTTTTTTGTTGTATCAACAATAAATACCCTATCTTCTGCCAATGAATCTACTTCATACCATTTATTAGTATCACCAATAAATTCTGAATTTGGGGGGACTGTTCCAATTTGCCCATCTCTTGTTATCACACTAGTAATACCCAAAACATTCTTCTCTGGTAAAAACAATTCAAAAAATGGTCTAACATCAGATGAGGTAATAACCCTTTTAAATACTTTTGTCACACCATTAATTACAGGTTCTCTTTTTGTTAACGTATAGTTAATTATATTACTATTTAATGAATTTGGTATAACCGTTCTATTCTTATTACCTTGTGCATCATAGTCAGATGAAAAATCAATATCATTAATTGTTTCAAATATAACTCCATTACCCAAAACTTGCGCCCCTCTTTGAAGAAGACCAGCAAACTTTCCATCTGGCTTATCACTTGATACCGGAACAGTTATGGAAAAATCACACAAAGTTAAAGATGGCCTTTGCCCAGGCAATTTTAATCCATATGTTCTTGCTATATTATATATTGATGATTTCTGTTGTGCATATTGTAAAACAGTTTCTTGTAAACTTCTATCAATATGATAATGTAAATTATCAGCAACCGCAGCATTTAAATCAAGAAATACTGAAAATATTGATGCATCATTAAAATCATTTATTAAATCAGGATAATAAGTTTTAACATAATTTAATAATTCTGCTCTTATTCCTTGAAAATCTCTAACGCCATATGAAATTTGTCTATCTGCCATATTATATATTTATAACCACAAAATCACTCCCAGCAAACGCATTTGTGTTTGATGTGAATTCAATTTTTATTTTTGCTGTATTTTGATAAGTACCATTACCCGGTGATCTATATATCTTGTCAGATGGTTTTAAACCAAAATCATCAATATTTAATTTTGATGTATTAACCTCTTCACTAACATCCAAAGGTTCAATAACAATATTTATTATAGTTAAATTTGGTATGTATTTGGCAACAGAATCTCTAATATCTGCCTCAATAACATCAAATGAAACAATATCCAAAGGTTCAAATAAAAATTCATATAGCCTTGTTCCAAAATCTGGTAAATAATATCTACTACCCTTTCTTGTTAATAACAAATGTAATAATGACGCTCTTATCTCATCACCAATATATTCTGTCATCTTTAATGCATCACCCCTTAAAGATGTATCAAAAGGGAAATCAACACCATATGTAAAACCTTCAGCCATTATAACTCATTTAAATATAAATATATCTTTTTCACAAATTTGTAAACTATTTTAATTTATTGTATATTTATATAAAAAAAATTATGAGAACAATAAGATTAACAGAAGCTGGTTTAAATAAACTAGTTAAAAGAATTGTTGAAGATAAAGGAAGTGAAGGCCTTTTTATGGACTACCATAAAGAAAGTAAAGCAACAACTGGTAAAAAAGCAATATCTATGATTAACAAAATTATGGATAAACTTTCAACAATGAAAGATAAATTTGAGAATACTAATTTTGCATTTAGTAAATCTGATTTATCAAAACTTGAAGATTTTTATGATACATTGAGTGGCAAATAAGTTTAAATCAATACTAATATTAAAAACCCCCAAATCTAAACTAATAGGCTGGGGGTTTTTTATTTAACAAATTGTATCAAATCTACGATTCACAACTCACACACTCATTAATATTTCTTGCAAATGATTGTGCTGAACTTTGGCTAAACTGATAGTAAAGCGTCTTAACCCCCTCTTCATGAGCATATAGATATAATTGATTTATATCCTTTGCTGGAACTGATGGATGTATCATCAAATTTAATGACTGTGATTGGTCAATAAATTTTTGCCTCTGTGCTGCTTGTAATATCAATTCTTTTGGTGATATTTCAATAAATGATTTAAACACCTCTTTTGTGGGAAAATCCAAATGCTGAACTGATCCATCTTTCTTCAAAATACTCTCCCAGGTTTCTGGCGTATTTAAACCATACTTATCCAATTCAATATCCAAAAATGGATTCTTATAAATTGTTTTTGATTTAGCCAAATCTTTAATAAAATAATTTGATTTGATTGGCTCAATACCCATACTTACTTGCCCTAAAATAAATGAACTTGACTTGGTTGGGGCAATAGCAATTAATGTTGTGTTGGCATAACCCTCTCTTAAACATTTATATCCCTTCTCTTCATATAAATATTTTGAAGCCAATTCTGATTTCTCTTTAATTATTTTAAATATTTGATGATTTAATTGTTTTGCCATCAAAGATTCAAATGGTATTAACTTGGATTGAAATAATGAATGATATCCTAAAACACCCAAACCAATTGCTCTATGCTGTGATGCAAATCTATTAGCCCTTTTCATACCAGCCATTTTACCTGACTTCAATATAAATTCATCCATAACTGCATTTAAGAACATTGTGTAAACCTCAATTGCATCAGTCTCAACTATCTCATCCCAATGAAGTAAATTCAATGAACCTAAACAACAAACAAATGAGTTTAATGAATCTGTCGGCAATTGAATTTCGGAACACAAGTTACTTGCAGTTATCTCCATACCCAACTCTTTGTAGGGGGAATTATTGTTTGAGTTATCCTTAAACATAATATATGGAAAACCAAACTCATTACGTCTTTGAATAATTTTTGCCCATATCTTTCTCTTGCTTGGGTCTCCCCCCTTCATATCATTAATCCAATTATCTGTAACAGTAACACCATATTGTAAATTCTGGATTGGATTACCTTCTGT